GTGCCAGAGTCAAACAGTAACTTTGAAGATCCATCCCACAGCCTTAGCCCGTAAGTACTGACAGGCTGCGCTCCAAACGTTGCAGCAAAATATCGGCCATTTGGCTGAGCCGTTAAAACGCTGGCTGTCCTTACATAGAACCCAGTCCACGCGCCAGGCGCCCCCCTTACCTGCGCCTTGGAAATCACACCCAAGCCTCCGGTGTTGGGCCTGCAAAAAACAAGCGGTGGCTCAATACTGGTTATTACTATCGGAAAGGTAGTGCTGGACCCAAGGTTAGATTCTTCGGTTGGCGCATAGACCCCTTTACAAATTACATTGAGCCTCGAAAACTCAGAGTCGATAACAACCTCATTGCTATTATTCGTAAACGTCAGTCCATATGTCATGTGGCAAACCTAATTACAAGTAGCCGCATTGTTCCAGAAGTTGCGAGGCTTGCAGCAAATGTTCGCGTGTAGTTATAGACGCGAGCCTCACCGGAAACCATCTCAGTTTCTAGCTGCTCTTCTGTATCCCAATTATATGGTCCATTGGGAATGACCAAGGCGACAGAGTTAGATGCGGTGCATCCAGGAACGGAGAAGACCTGAACACCTTTTGTCTCGTTTGGAAAGGTGACCAATGTGGACAGCACAACCCGCATGGTGAAAGAGTTCTCGTCAAGCTGGAGCGCCCCATCAGCGCCCCATATCCTCACTCCATAGCTCATGCGTCCATATCTCCAAGTTGAACCCGCTTCACACTGTTCTGGTCATAGACTTTGATTGCTCGGTTGGTCATGGTCAGCCTGCCGCCGCCAGGCGCTGGGCCGTTGAACTCAAGATTCCCGGCCTTATCCAGACGCCAGCCCTGCGATCCGGCAACATAGTTGTCCGATTGCAGGTACTGGCCGATTTTCAGCATGGTGATGCTGCCGTCCTGGATGAAGGCAGAGTTCATGAACACCTGGCCACCGGTGACAGCGAACGGAACCGAGACAGCCCCGCCAGCGATGGTATTGACGATGGCAAAGCGATCTGCGCTGACCAGGAACTGGCTTTGCAGGCCCGCGTCGGTGTTCTCGATGCCAAGGCCAACCCCGGCAACGATGTACTGCCCGGTACCTGAGTTGTATTGCATCTTCACCGACCAGCTCGCCGAAACCTTGCCGTTCACGTCGTTAATGATCGACGTGTTCTGCTGGATCGCGGTTTGCTGGTCTCCGACGGTGGTGCTCAGTTGGGTGAGCTGCTGCGCTGTGGCCTGCTGGTTGGTGACGACCACTTGCTCCAGCTGGGTGACATTCGCCGAGTTATTGCCAACTTGCGCATCCAGCGTGGTCAGCCGAGTAGCTGAGGCCTCATTTTCGGACGCCCTGACCTTCTCCTCGGTCGCGATGGCTGCCGTGCTCGTCCAGCCCTTGAGTGCATCGGCCAGGTCACCCTCGCCATTGTCATCGCGATACGCGGCGCGCAACGCCTGAAACGCAGTGGCCTGGGCCGTGACTGCACCGTCAATCTCGATGATGTCGGCGGTGTTGGTCGCTACCTGCTGCGCCAGGCCGTTTGCCGTCTCGACCGACTGACCAACGTCGAGCCAGTAGGTGGTGTTGGGCGGCGCCGTGTTGATCGGCACGGGGCCCTTGGCCTGGTAAAGCCGCTGGCCCTGGCGAACGATGTCATTTTTGACGTAGGTTTTGGCAGCGTCGTAGAGCAGAATGTCATCGAGCGCATCGATCTGAGCCTGTAGGCCTGGGATCTTCTCGATTTCAGTAAGCAGATCCTCACCGAGTTCCGTTTCGGTGATCTGACCCTTGATCAGGTCCAGAATCGGCCCAGCGTTCGAACTAGCCTGGCCGAGGACGCCATTGCCTACCGGATACCATGGACCGATGTTCCCGGTGCGGTCCACCAGGCGCGCCCAGAAGAAGAACGACGCACCAGCCAGCAGGCTCTGCATGCTGTAGTCGCTCTGGGGATATGCCAGGTCTGCCAGTTTCGTGGCGTTCGCCAGCACGTTGGTTGCCCCATACCAAATCTCCGTGCGCTGGGTGTCCTCGGCGCCAGCCGGGAAAGTCCATTTCAGCCCGACACCGAACAGCAGAGACGTGGCCGTCAGGCTGGTGACAGCCGGCGGCAGGCCTTCCTTGCCCTTCAGCTCGGTCAGCACGGAGTTGCGCCAGACCGACGAGATGTCGAAGGCACTCACCGCGCGGACGCGGGCCACGTAGGCGCCTGCATAGATCCCAACGATGTCAACGCCGGTTGAGCCTGTGCGCGCGACCTTAATCCAGTTGCCGCTGTCCTTGCGCCACTCGACGTCATAGGCCACAGCACCCTGCACAGCAGGCCAGGTGATGGTCATCGTGGCGACGGCGAGGCCTTGGGAGACGGCAGAATTCGCGCTGACCGAAACGCTGGCCGGTGCCGGAACAACCGTGATTGGAATCACGCTAATCGGCCTGTCTTCCAGGCGCGCGCCGGTGTCGATGAAGTCGAACTTGCTCGGGTCATACTGGACGGCAGATATCTCGAACACGCCAGGCTCTGGTCTGGCGACTGTGACTACCCGGTACAGAGGGATTGCCAAGTCATCGGCATCAAGCGCCCACACAAGCTCGGTCTCTGGTACAGCAGAGTAATCGGTCGTCACAGTGACCTGACGGCCGCTGACCAGCTGCACAGTGCGCCCTTCACATTTTCCGTCTGGCAGGTTGAGGATCAGTCGATCACCGGGCTTTGCTAGGGTGTCGCGGTCCAAGGTGATGACCCGGCCCGCCACAGCCGAGATCCGTCCGCCGACCGGCCTGCCGGCCAGCAGCTCGTCAGCAATAGGAATCACATAGCCTGGCAGCGGGATTCTGCCGTCTAGGCCAACCTTGAAGGTGACGGCGCGGTCCTTGGAGTTGGTCAGCAGTGCCCACTTACCGCGGCGCTGGGCCTCAGATTCACGGGTGCAGCCGATGGCGCTGATCTCCAGCGGGTTATCGCCATAGCGCCGCTGGAGCTTCTGGTCGGTCACCGCGGTGACGTCAGTGTCATAGTTGTTCAGCGGGTCGTCGTAGCTGATCAACGCCCGGGTGTACCGGGTGCGTTCCGACGCGCTGGAATAAGTGAACTTGCCGTCGATTACGTTCGCCCGGGTATAGGCGAAGTCAAAATCGGTGGCCCGCGGCATATCCGCCAGGGTGAACACTTGGCCCTGGGCCCAGTAGGTCATGCCCCGGTAGATGGTGGAAATGTCGCGCAACAACGACCAGGCGTCGGCTTTGCTCTGCAGGTTCAGGTTGCAGATGAAGCGGGGCTCCTGGCCGCCCTTCCCGTCCGGAACCAGTTGGTCGCAATACTGCGAGATGCGGTAGAGCTCCCACTTGTCCACCATCCACGGCTTGATACGGCGGCCAAGGCCGAAGCGGTCAGCGGTGGTGATGTCGTAGGTCATCCAGACCGCATTGTCGGTCCATGCTTGCTTGAAAGTGCCATCCCAAATACCCGAATAGGTTCGGGACACAGGGTCATAGTTGCTCGGTACCTGCACCTTCTTCAGTTTGGTATCGACCGTAACGGCGGGGATGCTACGGAATTGTTCGGCCGAAAACTCGATGTAAAGCAGCGCTGTATTCGGATAGCGGATCTTGGCGTCGATCACCTCAGTGAAACCGGCGATTTGCATCGTGTCCGAGATTTTGTTGTTGTTCTGGTTGGGCGTGATTCGGGTGATGCGCATCAGCCAACCGGATGTAGCCTTCGGCAAATCAATACGGCGAGTGCGCTCGTAAACGCTGGTCGTCTTGCCATCCACCGCCTCGCTCAGCACTTGCTGATAGGCGCCGCCGTCGGTGGCGAGTTCAACCTTATATTCGATTCGGTATCCGTTGATATTGCCGCTGGCATCCACGGACTGGAGTGCCGGCCACGCGAAACGCACTCGAACGGCAGAAAGCTGGGTGTTATTGATGGCTCGAACCCACGGCGTGCCGCTGCGCAGCTCGGTGCTGATAGTGGTCTCGTTCTCGATCGACGGTATGCCCTGGATATAGGTCTGGTCCACTGCACCGGTACGCCATTCCCACTTTACGTTCGGGAAGTTCATGTTCCCCTGGGGATCTTGCAGGGAAGTGTTGTCGAGGTAGATGTCCTTGGCGGTCGGCGTTCCTTCAAACTCACCTTCGCCGACAGCAATCAGCATCTTGGCGATAGCTACGGAGCGCAGGCTGTCTGGCGCCTCGGTCGGAGTCTTCGGCTTATCGGATCCGCCCTTGGCGCCGTAGATGTCGTGCTTAAGTGCTGCGCCCATGCT